GGAGGGGGCCGAAGCCCCCTCCGGTTATTGCCTAGCGGGGATGGGTTTCGTGGTCCATCCCGATCCAGGTAGTGATCTTGCCGGCCGTGACGGTGGCTCCAGCCTTGGTGAAGACAGCCTTGACCCAGCGGTTCAGGGTGACGGGCAGCGGCATCCGCAGGAGGCTGTATCCGGCGATCAGTGAGCCAACGGCCACGGCAGCGGAGGCCGCTCCGGAAACGGCGGACATCCCGCCCACCGTGGGTCCGGAGTAGAGGGCAACCTTGACGGTGGCGGCGCTGGAGGCCCCGGTGAAGAGGGTGTCTACCTTGGCGTTGAACCACAGGCGTCCGGCATCGCCATACTCGTTGGTGGCGGCGCTGCCATCGGCGTCAGAGGCCGGGCCAAGGTCAATGGTATTGGTGGAATCGGTGGTGCCAACGGCACCCGTGACAGCCTGAGCTTCGCCCAGGATCAGCTTGGTATCGAGAAAAGCCATTTCTATTCTCCTGTCCCCAGCCTCACGGCTAGGAGATCGCGGTTTCGGCGCTGCTGATCGACTCGCACATGCGAACCGGCCATCCACGGAAGGTCAGGACGGGCTCACCCCAAGCCTCGCTCATGGACAGGTGGACGTTGCTCTTGTTGGCCACGTTGATCTCCATCACGGACATCATGTCCTGGTTCACGTAAACGACTCCCGCGCCGTTGTGGACCTGCATGTTGTTCTTGATCTTGACCAACTGCTCCCAGTTGAAGTAGCCGGTGCCCCCGCTGACGGCGGAGATGTCGATGTTGGCCAAGCGGCCGATGCAGCGGTCATCCTTCACGGTCAGGCCGAAGGACAGGCGGAAGCGGTCCAAATAGGCGTCGTAGTCCAGCCCGTCATCGTCCTGCACCACCTGAAGCCCCAGGTCCTCGTGCTGGATACCCACCTCGGAGGTGTTCTCGGGGTAGTGGCAGTACGCCCGCTGCTCACCCCACTGCACCAGGTAGATGGAGGTGAGGTTGCTGGAGCCGCCGTTGCTCAGGACGCGCTTGGAGTCCGTGGCCCCCATGCGGGTGGCCAGGCCTTCGATGCCTTCATCGGAGTCCGGCACCGTGTCGTAGAACATGCGTCGGGCGAAGTCCTGCGCGATGCCCTCCAGGAAGGCGGAGGACTCGCTCATGCGGGCGGCCGCCTTGTCCTTCATGCGATCCAGCCACAACTGGTCGATCCGGCTCCTGGCCTCCAGCACGATACTGCCCTCCACGACCTTCAAGGTCTTGCTGGAGGAGGTGCTGACACCCTTGTTCAGCCGGCGCACGGAGGGGGAGGGCAGGTAGGCCCGCCGGGTGATCTCGTTGACATCGCCCTTGTTCGCCTGGAACCAGGGGATGTCCTCCAGGATGGGGTTGAACTTGGTCAGCACTTCGGCGATCTTGGCCGCGTTGCCCTTGGGGTCCATGCGGTTGACCAGTTCGAGCATGGTCAACTGACCCAAGTTGGTGAGAGTAGCCATTATCTTATCCTTTCAGAAGGTGTCATTTGAAGCCATCCCCGGACTTGTTGTACTTCAGGACCGGCAGTCCGCCGGGGGTCCTCGGGATCTCGGATGGCCCGGCACCGCCCTTCCGGGGGATGGCGGTTTCGGAGATGGCCATGCCGATGTTGGCGAAAATGTGGCGCACCACCGGGTGATTGGAGAACTTCGGGTTCTCCTGCATGAATTTCACCGCCGCATCGCCGCCGGCCAGGTGAATGGCCTTGTTGCCCATTTCGATGTTTTCGTCGTACTTGTCGCCCCAGGACTTTCTCAGAATGTCTTCGTAGCCCTGCCGGAAGGCGACTTCTCGATCCTGATCGGCCTTGACGGAGTTGTAGAAGAAGTCGCTGACCTCCCTGGCCTGCTCCTGGGTCATGCCGGTCTTCGTGGCCAGTTCGGCGAAGGCCTTGATGTTGCCAGCCTGGACCTCCTTCACTTCTTCGGGAACCCAGTCCGGCACGTCGAGCTTGATTTCGGCCGGCGGCTCTTTCTGGCCTTCGCCCTTATCGGCATCTCCGCCCTTGTCCTCCCCGGCTTTTTCGGCATCGCCCTCGGGCTGCGCCTTTTGACCGGCATCGGTATTGGTGGAGGTATCCGCGTTGGTTTCGGGGGCGGCGCTCTGCGGCTCCTCCGCGCCCTCAACCGGAGTAGGGGTGTTGGTGGCCTGCTGGTCTTCAGCGGCCGGAGTCTTCGCGTCGTTCTCGCCCATCGTATTTCTCCCTTAAAAGGTCAATTCCCATTAACCCTGCTATGTTGCGCCACTCAATGAAGTCGAGGATCATCAGGCCGATGGCCTTCATGCCCTCCAGGAAAAAGGTCTTGTTGTTGCCGGTGAAGGAAAGCTGGAACACCCTGGTCTGAATCAGAAGGAATCTCAGCACCCTGCGCCCGGCATCGGTGGTGAGGAAAGTATCCCGGAAGTCCCGGACAAGCTGCTTGGCCTCCAGTTCGTCCAGCTTCCGTTCGGTTTCCATCTTTTCCCAGTCCTCTCCATAGAGGAACTGCTTCTCTTCTTCGGTGAGGTGAAGGATGTCACTCATTGCCAGTGCCTCTTGCTCCGGTCAACGACATCAATCGCCTCCCTGATCTGATAATCCTTCGGTTCCAGTCCCAGCGCCGTGGCCAGGGCGTGTACCCCAGGGATCGGAGCTTCCAGCATGGCCTCGTAGCTCACATGCACCCTCGGCAGATAGTTGAATCTTTCCAGGAGGGTGAAGATGGCCAGGTATGCTCCCTGCACCACCCGAAGGAATACTTCCTGCCTTGTGAGCGGGCCCTCCACGTTGGGGAGGTGAAGGGCCGTCATCAGCTTCTCTTGGCTTCTGGCGGCCGCCCAGGGATTGCGGTGGGTGATGATTAGGGCCGGCTCCTCCAGGAAGGGCTCGTAGCAGGGGAAGGTGAAGATGGTGGTGCCGCACTTCCATCCCCAGGGCTTCCCGTTGGCCGCCGTGCGGTAGTTTTCGACCTGCTTGGAGCACAGTCCATTGGTCCATTCGGTGGGCTGGGCATCCACCAGCAGCCGGCCGTTCTTGTCTCCCACCGGCTGCCCCAGTTCATTCATGATCGCCCGGTCAGTTTCGGTGAACACCAAGTGCTCCCCGTTGTCATCACAGGCGCGGAGGCCCATGTCAACGCCCAAGGCGTCCAAAACGCGGGTGACCATGTGGGTCCCGGTGCGGGCCGCCCCAAGAACAATGTGCTCACGCATGACCACCCCCAAGACTTTCGAGGGTGATGGGGATGATGCTCTCGGGTATGCCCTCCTCCTCGGCTTGGGTAAGCCCCGGGATTTCGCTTCTGTCCGGATATCCGGCGGCCGGCGGGGGCGTGGCGAACATCTCGTTCCACCGCTTGGCGTTTAGGTCCCTCTCCCCGAACACCATGTCCCGCAAGGAAACGTCCACCCGGGGGATCAGCGCGTCTACCAACGCCTGCATCCGCCGAGCCTCTGCGAAGTGGATGGTGGACAACCTGTGGGCCATTATGACCTGGCTTTCGATCCCCATCTTGTAGAAGGTGTGGAGACCCATCGAGGCCGGGTCCTCCTGGAACTTGCCGAAAGCGTTCCAGTACATCTCGCACCCAGACTTGACCAGGCCACTGTAATCGTTGAGATTGTCCAGGCGTTGAAGGGCCACGCCGTAATCGGAGAGGAGGAAGCAGAGGTCGATGTTGTCGGGGTTGATGGCCAACCCGGCCTCGATGTAGCTCTTGGCCAGAGGGGTGTTATTGATCGACATGGCGGCCAGGGTGCAAAGAACGTACAGGCCCTCCATCTGCCTCTCCGGCGCGTAGGGCATCTTCCGGACGGTGGAGATGTACCGGCCGCCCCATTCCAGAGCCGCAGCGGCGTTTCCCTCCTGCATGTACCCCTGGCACATGTAGAACATCGAGTTGATGTCCTCTGGCTTGTCCCGAAGCTGAAGCTTCAGCAGATTCCTTGTGCGCTGAATCTTGGCCTGCATCCGCTCCCAGGAGAGGGCGTAGCCCCGATGGAGCAGGTGTGCCCCGGAAAGCGCCAGCATGATTGCCGCCTGGCCATCGTCCGTCAGGGGTAGAACCTTTGGCTGGTTGTGTACACGGCCCTCATACTCGATGTTCCCGTGCCGGAAGAACCGGCCGGTGAGCATCTCCATGTTGTACTTCTCTTCGCGCAGGTCGATGAGTTTGAGCCCGCAGATGGCCACCTGTGGAGGCATCTCCCGAAACGCCTGGCGAAGGCTCTTGATGCCACGGGGCACAATCAGTTCCTCATCAGCATCGATGATGAAGATCCACTCCCCGGTGGCGTAGCCAATGGACTGATTTCGGTGCAGAGAGAAGTTGTCCTCCCAGGGATGCTCGTACACCTTGGCCCCGAACTCCCGGGCGATGTCCATGGTGCGGTCAGTTGAACCGGTGTCCACAACGATGATCTCGTCCACGAAGTCCTTGATGGACTTCAGGCAGACAGGAAGCAGGGCCTCCTCATCCTTGACGATCATGCAGGCGGAAACCAACGGCCTTTCGGCCGCCGGCTGCCTGCCGACCTTGCAAGGTTTGGGGCGTCGAGGCTTTCCTTTTTTGCCCATCGTCTACCGTCCTCCTCCCTGAAGGGCTCTCGCGGCCATTTCCATGACCTGGGAGTCCGGGTTTATATTGCCTATTTTATTCAACATATCGGCCCCTTCCATGGCCTCCTGCTTCTTCTGGGCCTTGGCCTGGGCTTCGGCTCGCTGCGCTCTTATTTTGGCAACGTCCTGATCACTGACGATGATCCCGGCCGGCGCTCCAACCATCTCTGCGTATTCGTCGATGGCCTGATCGAAGTTGATCTTGTCCAGAATCTCCGTCCGGCCGCTTTCGGCCGCCAGAGCGATGGCGTAGTTGGTGGTAGCCTGCTGGGCCTGCAACGATGCCAGCTTGACTGCCTGCGCCAGGGGACTGATGTACTCGACCTTCAGCCCGGCACCACTCAACTCACGGGGTGGATCGGGCAGCTTCCCAGACCTCCAGAGGGCCGAAAGAACCCGCTGGATGTCCTGGTCGAGCTGCTCATGCTGAATGGACTCCGTGACCGGGCCCAGGAGCAGGAGCTTTTCATTTTTCTTTTCCAGCACTTCCGTGGCGGTCATGTTGGGGTGCGCGTCCAGCATCAGGAAGAGGTCATTGAAGAACCCCTCCCTGATGGCCTGCCACAGAGTTTCCTTGGCGTCCCGAAGGTCCCGGAAGTTGGCCTTCACGTTGTAGAGTGGGACCACCGTCTTTTCGTCCACTCCTGAGCGGTAGTTGATAGCGCCCGGGGTGGAGACGATACCTCCTTCCCGAAGGCTCACATGGGCGCTCAGGGGCGGATCGACCTCTTTGTGCAGGGCGATGGCTCCGGTCTTGGTGAGGGTCTGGAGCATCTTCACGTCCGGCAGCACATCATGACCCGGGCCGCGCCCGCCAGCTTCGGCCGGCAGGTGGCTCCACCGGGGGACGAAGAACGGCTTCTCCTGGTAGCCTGCGTCGATCAGCGGTTCGCCCTCATTTCGGTTGTACTCGAACAGCAGGCAGCGCCAGGGCCAGTTCTGGTTATCGATCTTCCGGGGGTCCCGGGTTCGCCTGGGTTCGCACACCAGCACCAGTTCGATCAGTTCATGGGGCTTCTTCTTCGCCGCGTTCTTGGCCTTGTCGGACAGCTTGTCTGGCCCAAACCTCTCAGCCAGGGCCCTGGCACCGCACCAGTACCGGCGGTACAGGGTGTTGATCTGGCCGTTGAAGTCCTCCAGGACGTAATATTCCCCGGCGGTGAAGGGCGTGTAGAGCAGATCGCCGTTCCACAGTTCCTCCGTCAGGGTGGCATGCATCCCAAAGACCGAAAGTTCCTCGTAGGTGATGTATATGGACCGGTAGAAGTTGGTCCGGCGGTGCATGTTGGACACGGCCCGCTCGGCAAACTGAAGCCACCGCTTTGCCGCTCCCCACTCCATGAGGTCTTTGTCCTCAACGGCCAGCCTCATCC